GTTCTCGCCCACGCCGTCCCCGCTCACGATCTGCTGGTCGAGCCGGAGGTCGAGCCCCAGCTCGAGCACGCCCTCGATGAGGGTGCGCAGCTGGCCGGCGTCGGCGAGCGACCGCTTCGTCGCCGGGATCCAGTGCGCGATCTGCCGCACCGTGGTCTCCCGGATGGCGAGCGCCATCGCGGACTCCGGCTTCGTGCCCGAGGAGCCCGACGCCGCGGTCGCCTCAGCGGTTTCCGCCGCGGCGTTCGTGAACCCGGTCATCTCGACGTACGAGACGGCGTCGGAGTCCGTCTGGCCGAGCGTGATGAGGTCGAGCATCCGCAGCGGCCGGGTGCGGAACGGGACCGTGATCCCGGGCAGGCGCTGCGGGACGACGAGCGCGCCGGCGGACGTGTCCGACCCGCCGGTGACGAGCGACGCCTGCGGCACGAGCGACCCGCCGCCCTGCAGCGCCAGCTTGAGCTGCTCGCGGGCCTCGATGCCCTGCTCGCTGTCGGCGGGATCCTCGGCGCGGATGAGCACCGCCTCGACCGACTTGCGGCCGGAGACCGAGAAGGCGTTGATGGCCTTGAGCCGCTTGTAGTCGTCGGACTCCATCGCGACGGCGCCGGCGGACTGCCGGATCTGCGCGATGAGGGAGTCCGCGACCGTCGGGCCGCGACCGAGGTCGCCGTCCTGCGGGCCGTTGCCGTTGCCGGGCAGCGGCTGGCCGGACGCCATCGCGAGCAGACGCTCGCGCGTCTCCTCGGCGGTGCGCACCCGCTCGGCGACCTGCTCGTAGGCCGAGGACGCCTGCTCGGCCGCCTGGAACTCCGGGGACTCCGGGTCCTTGACGGCGTCGGAGCCCGCGAGCTCGTTGCGCTTGGTCTCGAACGCCTGCCAGGCCGTCGCGGCCTCCTGGCGATCGGTCGCGATCTGGCCGTTCAGCTCGCGGACGCGCTCCATGACGGCGGCGTCGCCGTCGTTCATGGGGATGCCGGAGTCACGCATCGCGCTGAGGCGCTCCCGCCACGACCGGGGGTCGTGGAGCAGGGCGGCCAGCTCGAGGGCCTCCGGGTGGATGGTGGGCTGCATGGTGGCGTGTGCCTCCTGGTTGGTCCGCTCAGTGGCGGGGGGTGGGGATCAGCAGCCACGGCGGGGTCGCCGGGGCCTCCTCCCGGTCACCGGGAGGCGTGGTCGATGCGGGCTCCGCTTCGGGGCCCGCCGGGTCGTCGGAAGGGGGTGCTGCTGCCGCGGTGGCGAGTGCGCTGGCCAGCTGGTGCGCGTCCGCCCCCGCGAAGTCGAAGCCCGCCGCCGCGAGCTGCGCCATCAGCACGGGCTGCTGCGCGGTCAGCGTCGCGACGAGCCGCGCGTGAGCTTCCGCGCGGTCGGCCGCGGTCGCGGGCGGGGTGAGCAGGTCGCCGAGGACCTCCTCGAACGTGGCGATGCGGTCGGCGAGGCCCTCGTCGACGGCGCGCTGCGCGGTGAGCACGCGGCCCTCGCCGAAGCCGCTGCGGACCTGGTCCTCGCTGACGCCGCGCCCAGCGGCGACCGCGGCGACGAACTGGCCGTAGAAGTCGTCGACGACGCTCTGGAGGTACTCGCGCGCCTCGTCGCTGAGCGGCTCGTCCTCGTTGCCCTCGGCCTTGAACTTGCCCGCGGTGACGTAGGTCGGCCGGATGCCGATGGTCTCGTTCATCGCCGAGTAGTCCCAATGGACGATCCGGACGCCGATCGAGCCGGCGAAGCCGCTGGGGGTGATGACGAGCTCGTCGGCGGCGCTCGCGATGTAGTAGGCCGCGGACGCCGCCATCGTGTTGCAGATCGCGACGATCGGCTTCGTGCCCCGCGCGGCGCGGATCTCGGCGGCGGTCTCCTCGACCAGGTCGGTGCTGCCGCCCGGCGAGTCGATGTCGAGGACGATCGCCGTGACGTTCTCGTCGGCGAGGACCTGGCGGAAGGCGGCCCGGAAGTTCTCCAGGCCGGCGCCGCCGCCGAACAGGAAGCTCAGGAACGACGCTCGCGCGGTGATCAGCCCGCGCAGCGTCAGGACGGCGACGCCCTTCTCCTCGGTCTCCTCGGACTCCACTGCGGCCGTGCGCACGGACGTGACCGCCTCGGGGCCGAGCGCCATGTGCTCCTCGGGCGCTGCCGCGGACAGGTCGACGCCGCTACGCAGCACTGCGGCGATCGCGCTGAGCGTGTCCGGGAGGACCGCCCACAGCGTCGGGCGGTCGGGGTGGCGCGGCTGGTTGCCGTCGCTGGTGCGTCGCACAGGGGGCCTCCTTGGGGCAGGGGAACGGGCGCTGCTGGGGCGCTACTCGTCGTCGTCCGACTCGCTGTGCGAGCCGTTGGACGAGACGCCGGCGAGCGCGAAGATCGCCTCGACGACGGAGCCGCCGGACTGCACGAGCAGCTTCTGGACGTCGGGCTCGCCCATGTTGGCGAGAGCCTGGGCGGCGTCCTTGACCTGGTCGTCGCTGGGCGGGGCGCTGCTTCCGGCGCCGACCGGGGTGAGCAGGTTCGACGGGTACAGCGGCTTGCTCGTCTCGGGCAGGCCGAACGTCGCGCGGTTCTCGATCTCCCGCGCCTCGTCGATCGTCAGGACGCCGTAGCTGATCTGCAGCGCGAGCGCCTGTGCGCGCTTGAGCAGGTCGCCCTTGAGGACCTCGGAGAGGTCGAACTCGAGGTAGACGTCGTCGTCGCGCACGGACGGGTCGTCAAGCCACTGCGCGCCGAGCTGCTCGACGATCATCGTCAGCCACGGGCCGAGGACGGTCACGTAGAACATCGAGTGCAGCTCGGTGATGTTGTTGAACGTCGACCGCTCGAGCAGGCCCATCAGCGGCGGCGGGACGTCGTAGCAGGAGCCGACCTCCTCGCGCGTGAGCTTGCGCTGCGCGATCAGCTCGGCCTCTACCGCGGTGTGGCCGATCGCGTTCCACTTCACGCCGTACGGCATGACCGCCGGCTTGCCGCTGTTGTCGGGCCCGCCGTAGAGGGCATCGACGTCGGTGCGCAGGTTCGCGTAGAGGGCCTCGCGCTCCTCGCGCTCGAGCGCCATCCACCCGTCGCCAGGCTCGATCGCCGAGGGCGGCCGCGCCCCGTTGCGCCAGTTCGCTACCTGAGCCCGCGTCGCCGCGTCCTCGATCGCCACGGTGGTCGCGAGCGCGGCGAGCGGCGAAAGACCGATGGGGCCGTCGAGCCCACGCCAGGCGATGTGGATGACGTCGTCGGGGTCGATGTAGCGCGGGTGGCCGGGCTGGTCGGTCTCCCACACCTCGACCGGGCCGTTCGCGTCGCCGTGGACGCGCAGGCGCGACCACGCGAGCGGCATGACGCCGATCGGTGGACCGCCGATCGCCTTGCGCACCTTGCGCAGCGCGGCGTTGCCGTGCACGAGTGCGGGGAGCGCGATGGCCATCTTGAGGTCGACCGGCGCGCCGCGGGCCCACGGGCGCTTGAGCACGTCGGCGACGGGGCCCGTGCGGACACGCTCGCGGCCGTTGCTCGTGCGGCGGTGCAGCTTGAGCGGCAGCCGCGCGATCTGGCGCGACATCTTGCTCGTCGCGATCCACACCCACAGCTGCGTGCGCCACAGGTGCGCGTAGCTGACCGTGAGCCCGTCGACCAGTGTGATGTCGCTGCCGTAGGCCGACAGCGGCACCGACGACTTCGGGAACGGCTGCAGGTTGCCGCCGGGGCTGACGAGCCCGCCGCCTGAGACGATCGTCGTCACGCGACGGCCCGCACCGGCGCGTCAGCACGTGCCGGCGCCTGCTCGTAGAGGACCTGGTGCCACTCGACGCGAGCTCGGTCGACCACCTGGCGCCCGTCGAGTGGCATGACCGGGCCGTTCGTGAGGTACTCGGCGCGCGCGAGCGTGAGCGAGTCGCGGGCGACGTCGACGAGGACGCCGCGCAGCGAGGGGCCGTCGCCGGCGAGGTGCAGGACGACGGTGTGGCCGACGTACTGGTCGATCGCGGGCGTCTTGCGCTCGGCCTCGAGCAGCTGGACCACGAGGCGGACGACTTGGACGATCACAAGCAGCGCGACCAGGCAGACGATGACGATCAGCACAGCGGGCCTCCTCAGGTCTTCTCCGTGTCCCACAGGGGCACGATCCGGTGGTCCTCGGGGTCGAACGGCGCCTTGACCGGCACCGTCTCGGCGGCGTTGAACGCGATCACGAGCGCCATCAGCGCATCGACGAAGTCCTTCGCCTTGCGCTTCGTGAGCCGCCACCCGCGCTCGGTGTCGACGGTCACGCCGGCGGCGACGTGCGCGGCGAGCGTGGCGTCGCCGTCGTGGATGATCCGCCGCTCGATGACCGCCTCGTAGAGCCGCTCGGAGGCGGGCGCCATCCGCTCGTTGCTCATCGGGTGCTCGACCATGAGCAGCCCCTCGTCGCCGAGCAGCTGCGCGGAGCGCTCGAAGCGCCAGGGGTCGTAGAGGACCTGCTGCACGTCGAACTCGCGCGCGAGATCGCGGATCTGCTGCTCGACGTCGCCGATGCTCAGCGAGACGCCGCCGCCGGGCGGGTCGATGACGTGCGCCCTGACGGCGTAGCAAGGCAGGCCGTCCTCGGTCGTGATGTCCGTCTTGTGGACCACCACGACCGCGGCCTTGTCGTGCTTGAGCCCCAGGTCGACGCCGAGCGTGACCGGAGCGCCGCGCGGGATCACCGCGTCCTCGGGCGCGTCGGCGAGGCAGTCCTCCCAGGCGCCGGGCGGGAGCCAGTGGTCCTCGCTCGTCGTCCACTGGTTCAGGTGCAGCCGGCGGAAGACATGCTCGGGGAGACGCCGGCGCTCACGGCGCAGGTCCTCGAGGTCGATCCACGAGGACGGGTTCGCGGCGCGCCAGGTCGCCTCGTCGTCGAGCGTGGCGCGCTCGTCCGCCTGGAACCAGCGGAACAGGAACCGCTCGGCGCGCATCGCCTCGGCCCCGCCCTGCGCGACGTCGCGGCCGCGGGCGTAGACCTGGTGGCAGATGCTCTCGCGGTCGAACCCGGCGGTCGTGATCGAGACCACGAGCGGGTTCTCGCGCGCGAGCTGCCCGGTCGTGAGCGCGTAGTACAGCTCCGGGTCGCGGTGCGCGTGGAGCTCGTCGATGACGACGACGCTGGGGTTGAGCCCGTGCTGCAGCGGCGCGTCGCTCGACAGCACCCGGTAGACGCCGTCGTTGGCCGGGCAGACGATGACGTCGCGCATCGGCCGCAGCCAGTCCATGAGCAACGGGGAGGCCTCGACGAACGCCTTCGCCTGGCCGAACACGACCCGCGCCTGCTCCTTGGACGCCGCGGCGCTGTAGACCTCGGGCGCGTTCTCGCCAGAGGCGATCAGCCCGTAGAGCGCGATCGCGGCCGCGAGGGTGCTCTTGCCGTTCTTGCGCGCGACGCCGATCAGCGCCTCGCGGTAGAGCAGGCCGCCGGTCGGATCGAGCAGGTAGAGCTCGTCGAGCAGTGCGCGCTGCCAGGGCTCGAGGTGGAGCGGCTGGCCGGCCCAGCGGCCCTTCGTCTGGCGGATGAAGCGCTCCGAGAACGCGGCGACCCGCGGCCCGTGCGTCTTGAGGCAGGGTGGCCGGCGAGGCTTGCGCTTCGCCGCGGCCTTGCGGCCGGCGGTGGTGGGCACCTACCCCTCGACGGCCGTGGCTTCGGCGTCGTGCGCCTGAGGCGTGTCGTCGACGTCCCCCAGCGCGGCGTCCATTTCGGCGGCGAGGCTGCGCCTCTCGAGCTCGGCGAGCCCGAGGCGCGTGCGTGCGACCGGCGTCAGCGCATACTGCTCGGCGAAGCGCAGGAACAGCTGGTGCGCGTTGCGCTCGGTGCTGAGCGCGGGGTGCTCCACGATCTGCCCCGTCGAGCCGAGTGTCGCGTGGCCCTGCTCGGCGATGACGCGGCCAGCCTGCTGGGCGCGCGCCCACTGCGTGCACATCGCCTCGACGGCCATCGTGTCGATGTCGTCGAGGATCCCGACCTCGTGGAGGCGGGGAACGATGCGGTCCCAGGCCTCGCGCGCCTCAGCGGGCAGACCTTCCGGCGCGGGCGGCGGGCTTAGCGGCCTTCCGCCGGGCTTTACCGGATCGGGCAGGGGACGCTTTCCGGGATTTCCTTGGCGCCGTCTCACCTCCACCGGCGTCGGCTTGCGGCCCCTCATTGCTCGTCGTCAACTCCTTGATCCTCTCGACCTGCTCGCGCAGGTCGATCGTGGTCTCGAGCTTCTGGAGGGCGATCACCTCGTCGGGTGGCACCCGCTCGCCGTCGCGCATCCGGCCGACGACGTTCGCCGCGCCGTGGCTGTGCATCGCCCGCAGGCGATCGACGGACTCGCTCACTCGTCCGCCAGGTACGCGGCCGCCCACGACTCCAGGGCGTGGGACAGGTCGTCGTCGACGTCGCCGGCCTTGCGCGCCTTCTCCAGCGCGCGGTGCAGCGTCATCGCCGTGCCCGAGGACACGTCGCTCACGCCGAACACGGACTCGAGCGGGACCCTGGACTTGTGCCGGACGGCGTCGCCGTCGCGCCAGCCCTCCTGGAGGTCCGTGCGGTGGCGCTCGAAGATGTCGAGGATCACGTGCAGGCTCGCGGCGATGTTCGTCACGCCGTAGCTCTTGCCGGCCGCGTCGAGTGCGTCGAGCAAGCGGTCGTAGTCGCCGCGCTCCGCGAGCCAGACGGCGTGCGGGCCGCTCCCGATGTCCTGCCGGGCCGCCTCCCAAGCCGCCTCGACCCGCTCGAGCTCGTCGGGCAGGAAGACGATCGTCGTCGTCTGGAACTCCAGGTTCGCCTCGTTGAGCGACCCGACCTTGACCTGGTCGAGCAGCTCGAGCGCCTTGTCATCGAGGCCCGAGTAGTCCCGCCAGTCGACGTCCTGCAGCGAGTCGTAGAGGTCCTTGAGCACCGCCGGGTCGTCGTCGCCGGTGATCGCGTTCTGTGACAGCTGGATCGCGACGCGCCGCTGCTCGGGCAGATCGTCGTCGGTGATCGTGACGTCCTCGAACTCGATGCCGGCCTCGAGCGCGCCCTTGACCCGGTGGTTGCCCGAGAGCACCAGGTACTCGCCGTTGAGCACCGTGCCGTCCTCGAGCGCCGTCTTGCCCTTCCCGACGCGGCACGCGAACGGCGTCTGGCCCATGAGCCCGCCGTCGCGCTTGATGTTCTTCACGAGCCGCTGGAAGACCTCGTGGCGCATGTACCGCGCGTTGAGGGGCAGGAGCGTCAGGTCGGCCAGACGCACCCGCACG